CCGTTCTTCTGGCGACAACTCAGCCAATGCTTCTCCATTTCCACTACATGCCCTATCAAGGAGCATGAGATGCTCGTAGGCTTCAACTCCGTACCTGTCCTTCAGCCCTTCGAACCAGCGCCATTTGTTGCCGTTGAGAACCCTATTACAGAACTGGCACTGAGCATGGATGTTCTCTCGAAAAAGGGCAAGTCTGCTGTTAGCTCCCTTGGAGAAGCCATGCCCTCCGTCCATGTCCGAGATGAACCCCCTCTTGCCACAGGAGATGCAGGTGCAGAAGCCTCTGCTGTCTGCCTCCTCGTAGACTACTGCCCTCTGTAGGGTCTCAAGGTACTTCTGTCTCTCATCCTTGCGCTTCATTCTGTAGCCTCCTTTCCCACGACTTGACTATCTTGTCCAGCAACTCCTCGCTCAAGTCCTCTAGGTCGCTGACCTTGTAGTAGGCGAGTACCTTCTCAACATCGCCTCCGAGGTCGTATATCCTAGATATCAGCTCGTTCTTCCTGTCCTCCTTGCTGACCACTCTGTAGGTCTGCTTCTCCTGTGCCTTCTCCTGTTTGATCTCGGGATAGACCACCTCCCACTTGCCATTGCGCTTGCCTGTAATCTCAAGCTCGGATATCCTGTCGTTCTCGTCGTAGCCAATCTTCGACACCGACAGGGAGAACGGGTCAACATCGGAGCTCAGCCATATCTTAGGTGCTGTGTAGAGTTCCCTACCGATGCCCCACTGGAAGCCAGCCCTCTTGAAGGCGTCAGAAGCTTCTCCCTTCTCGGCCTCGATGTTGGACTCTGAACCACAGTCGGACTTGCTCACCCAGTCGTATCGGCCCTCGTCCCAGTTGACTCTCACGGAGATGGTGCAGAAGTCCTTTCCCTTCACTTCGTAATGCGATGACTGCCAGTTCTCGGGACCGAATATCTCGTCCAGAATATCTTGGTCCGTTCTTGCCGTCTTAAAAAGGAGAACCGAATACTTGCTTCCGTCCTTGCTTTTCTGACCGACTCTGCACTCAATCTCGTCGGCTCTCAGCATCCTCTTGTTACCGTCTCTGTCCTTAATCATTGTTCCTCCTAAGCCACTCTATATTCTTGATGTAGTCCATCACTCTGTCCGACAATTCACTTGAAACTCTCCTTTTCTGCTTGGCAACTTCCTGTAGCGTTGCCAGCTCCTCGGGAGGTGCATTGTTCTTGGTAGCCGTCCAGAGAAAGTCCCAAGCATCTCGTGCATCTGCCCTCGCCTTGTCCAATGCATCAAGCAACTCAAATATGTCGTGCACGCATTGCCTCCTCTTTCCATGCCTCACGGGCTTGCTCTGTCTCGTTCCAGAGCCTTCTTTCCTCGGCGATGAGAACGGGACTCTGCATCCCATTCTCCAACAGTGCATCGTAGGCCTTGCACCACAGGTCAAGTACTCGCATGTATTCGTTGAACTTGTCAGTCCTCATCTGCTGTTCCTCCCTGCCTCTACTGCGAGTCTGTAGGTCTCAATGACAGCATCTCTTGTAGCCTCTGCATCTGCCTTCGAGTTTTCGTAGATTGTTAAATCCTCGCTGTAGATTCTGTTGAGGTAGCACTTGATTACCCACTCGCCGAACTCGTTCTTGCGAGGCTTGCTGAATGCGATTTCCCTTCCGAAGAAGGAAGCTTTCATCATTTTCTCTGTATTGACTCTCATTTCAATCTCCTTTGGGCTACGCCCTCGTTCTTATGTTTATATATTACATATTTTCTTCTGTTTTGTAAATACTAAATATTAATTTTACAGGGAAAAAGGGCAAAAAAATGCCCCCCTCACAGAAGGGGAAAACTGTAAGGGAGGCGAGGCTCTTCGTTGCGGTTCTAGTGTAGCACAGCCCTCATGCTCATGCAACTGTTGGAGAGCCGTTGAACTCCAGCGTGAAGCTTATGTCGCTGCCATTCTCGGTAGCACCGCTCATCTCCTGTACATCGCAGATGGTGACATCCACATCGTACTGGGAGAAGACAGTCTCGGTATTCTCTGGGTCAAGAACTGTGACCTTGATGTCGGTCTTCCTTGCAGAACCCAGCGAGAATTTCTTACCAAAGATGTAGTCCTGTGCTGTGTCACCCTTCAGCCTGTTACCTGTGAAGGTAATAGCTGGATGCATTGCAGTCACCTCTGTCTGTCCGAAGCCCTTATTGATGAGGTAGTACATCTGCTGCTTGACCTCGTTGAGTGCCTCGCTGACGTTGGTGATTCCGTCTCCAATCTCTGCATATGTTCCCTGTGTAGCTTCGGGAGTGGTGTTGATTTCCACCTTTACACCGTACATAACAAGGAACTTTCCTGTTGATAAGTTAGCCATTAATTTAATCCTCCGACTTTCGTCTGTCGTATACGAGCACCTCGATGCTTGAGCCATAAAGATACTCTTCGCCTTCTGTCTGACCAAGGTATGCTGGCTCATTCAAGGTGCGTATCGTAGCTATTTGAAAAGATGATGTACTTCCATACTCCCTTCTTTTGGTGAGTACGGCATGAACAGCTTCCAGCAATTCAAGGGTCTCCTGTTGGGAACCCTTGGCATTGATGACATAGGTCTCTCTGATAGCACCCGTACGCACTGAGTAGCCCTGGACTGAACCACTGGACTGCTGAATGGCAAGGCTTCCTCCGACAGGGATTGCTCCCACTTTCGGATTGAACCCATTGCTTCCTAGCAAATCGCAAATCCAGTCAATAACCTCTCTCATAGCGCCTCCTTCATCTTCCTCAGAACAAGCTCCACCCAGTCAGCCCCGTACCTTGATCGTGCGACTTCTACCCATTGCAGACTTGCATTCGGGTTTCGGTCGGTCGATGGACGGCCTGTGAAGTAGACCCTCTTGGCATAGGGTTCATCCCAGCCGATGACGCCTCTTGGCAGGTCGCTTCCTCGGACACTGGACCTTCTGAGCTCTCCTGTATCTTCTCGGACGAAGATGTTGCTGTCATTAAGAATCTGCTGAGCAACTTCGAATCTAGCCTGTAAGGAGACTTCTCCGAGTTTTTCTGCAAATTCCTCGACCCTGTTCTGTAGCTTAATCATTTCTAGTACATCCCTACTTCAACGTGGTGAAGATGCCCCTCGTCATCTGGTACTAGGTCGATGCTGAAGACCGTATACTCCCTGCCATTGTAGACCACCTTGAGCTGTCCATCTTCAAGTGCCGAACTGTGGAAAAGCGATTGCCAGTCCACACTCGGAACTGAAAGACGGCAGTCGAAGAACAGGATGGCATTGAGCCTTATCTCCTTGTCCTCCTTGGTCTTGACGTACTCGTGCACAGGCTGTACATGCACCCTGCTCAGAGGAGTGTCCGTGTAGGCAGGGCTTCCCCACCTGTCCGTGTCCACCACCGTTCTGAGCACAGCGCTATGTGTCAGTATGCACTTGGGAATGGTCCTTAACATACACCCACCACCCTTAGAAGAAGGCCAGCCCTTTCAAGGTATCCAAGCGCTCTAGGACTTATGAAGGTCTTCTCGCCTTCAGACTGTCCCGAAGTGACAGATACCTTGCCGACAGTGAATCCCTTCTCGCTCTCTGAGAATCCGACCTCGGTAGTATAGTTCTCATAATACTCAATCTGAGCACAGATAGCTTTCTTCACCAAAGTCTGAATGTCCGAATCGAACGAGTCGAAGTTGTCCAGCTGGCCTCTAGTCAAGTCGTTGAGAGCATCCTCGGAGCGCATTTCAAGGCGAGGGAAGTCGCTCTCTGCAACTCCCTCTCCAAGATATGTTCCAGTGAAGTATGCGTAGTCAACTATCATCATGGAGTCGGTGTGTCGGCCTTGACGTTCACCCAGATGCCGTCAACCTTGTTATCTGGGATGATGAGGCCGTGATAAGCACGGAACATGACAATCCAGCAGTCGCCAGCCTGGTTCACATCTGGGTCGATGACCTTCTCGACTCTCGGGTAGGCAAGAGCGATACATGCATCACCAGCGATGATGAGCCAGTTGATATCGCTTGCTCCACTTGCAGGGACAACACCTCCGTCCTCCTGTCCTGTGGTTGTACCATCGTAGGCAGTGAAGGCGCTCTTCATGTACGAAGAAGGGCAACCAATAAGATACTGGTCGTTGATGGCGTCCATCTGAAGGTTGACAGAACGGATTTCAAAGTCCCTTACGGAGAGATACTTGACTATCTCGGAAGAGGCCATGATCTGGGACTTGACAGTCTGAGAGACTGGGATGTAGAGCTGTACATCCTCGCCAATCTTGTCCTGTACAGAAGCGATATCTGCAAGCAGGGAAGCAAGAGGATTGGTAAGTCCAGATGCACCACCGTAAGTGACATTGCCAGCAGTAATGGCCTTGGTGGCAGCTGTAGAGAGTCTCAGCTTGTCGATTTCTGGAACTACCTTCTGCTTGAGGAAAGTAGACAGGATGTTGCCGACTGTCAGAGCGAAGTTGGTCTCGTTGACAGCATATCTTGGAATGCTGAACTTCCTTCCTCTGTCCCACTGGAGAGTGAACGGCTCGTACTCGAACGTATACTCACCATCTGGGACTGTGCATCCAGCTACAGTGCCGAGGCCCTGCATCGTGAGCTTAGGGACGTTTACAGTCTTGCCCCCCTGCCATACGATGCCCATTGCATTCTGCTCCATGAAGTTCGTTCTTGGCAGAATTGCGTACTTCTCATCAAGTACCTGGTTGAAAATCTGTGCGTAGTTAATTGTGTTTGGCATTTCTTTTACCTTTTGAAGGCGCTTTCAAAGGCCTTCTTCAACTTTTCAGCCTCGCTCTCTCCACCCTCGCTTAGAGTCTTGAAGTTCCCTCCGATTGAAGGTTTCTTGGACGGGTCTGTCTTAGGCTCGTCATCAAAGAACTCGGAATACTCTTCCTTTATTGCCTTGATGCCATCCTCAAATGGCATGTCCGTTGAGAGCTTTGATTTCACGAAGTCCCTGTACTTGTCCTTCACCTTGGCGCTCTTGAGATTGATATCGAGCTGTAAATCGCTGTACTTCTTCTCAAGTGCCTTGTAGGCCTCGGAGTCCTCCACCTTTACAGGCTTGTGCTCCTCCTCCCACTTATGAGCGAAGTCTTCAAGTGCCTTCTTCCTGTCCTCTTCTGCCTGTGCCTTGGTAGTCATACCCTCCATGACCTTGCCGTGTTCCGACATGATCTTTTCGATACTCTCATCCTCGATGCCCAGTTCCTTCAGCATTCTTCTTGTAAGTGCCATTTTCCCTTCCTTTTACGCCCCATTGGCGAGTGCTTTCTTTTTCGATGTAAACTCATCGCTGTTAAAATTCTAACTTATATTTCACGAGCAATCAATAAATCTTCGTTCTCGACCATCTCGGAGTCCTTCCAGTCTCGGAACAGAATGCTCGATACTCGTCCTTTGCCTTGTTGGCCTGTCCTTTCGCTATGTCGCTGAAGCCTTTATAGCCAGCTTCCTTGAGGTTCTCGGCCTCTCTCTCTGACCTGCGAATCTTCCTTTCGATGGCCCTCTGTTGCTGGCTTCTCTCGTAGGTCTTGCGGTTCTCTTCAAGTTGCTCTTCGGTCAATGGCTTTCTTCTGTTGTAGAAGCCTTCCGAAACATAGATTCTATCGTGTCCACAATTGATGCCGAAAAGCCCATCGGGCTGACCGTAGGAGGTATTCTCGACAGGCTCGTACTCGTGCTCTTCTCCGTAAGCGTCCGTGATTTTCCCGTATGTCTGATTGTCCGAGTAGAAATGACCTTGATATCGTTCACATTTGGGTCTTGCACCTGCATGTGAGGATACCTGGAACACATGGAGGTTGAAGTCGTTGGCCTGTGCCTCAACAGCTTTTCTTGCCACATTCGCAGAAGTAGTCCTCATGTCCATCGAGACATACCCTTCTGGACTCCAACTTCTCCCTGCCCTATCCTGGAATGCTGTAATCCCTTCTCTCGACATCTGCTTTATTGCGCTTGCAACGGATTCTTCAAAAGTGGAAGTCCCTGTAACAAGGCCTACAGCCTTCTCGCTCAGAATCCTGTTACGTTCGTTGGTCAGCATGTTGACGAACTGGTTGAACGAGGTCTGAGTTCCCGACAGCATGACAGTCCCTACAAGGTTCAGATTGTCGGTCGCCTGTGACTGTAGCGCCTGTACTGCTCGGAATATCCCATCGGTCATGCCACCTTCAAGACCGTCCTTTGCTATGGCCTCTTTCGCTATCTCAAGTAGGATTTTCGGCAGCTGGTCCCTTGCCTTCTTGGAGGTCTGTGCTATCTCGGCAATCGCCTTCTTGGTAAGCCCTCCGAGGTCTCTCAGCTTGGTCATATCCCACTCAAGACGCTCCCCCGTAAGGTCGGCGCCTCTCTTGGCCTGTTTGATAATCAAACGAAGGAGATTGTTCTCGCACCTTTCGTACAGTTCGACAATCTCCCACGACAGCTCGTCTATCAATTCCCTACTAATCATGGCATTAAACTTGTAAGATAGGCACTGACTACAGGAGACAGAGCCGAGATTACTGTCACAATGGTCAGTAGTCGGTTCAAGGACTTGTCCCTCGCTTCCTGTTCGGCCCGAACCGTAGCCATGAACTCTGCGAAGTTCTCAATCCTCTCTCCGTGAGAATCGACTGTGTCCTTAAGATGCTGAATCTCACTTGAATGTCTCTCGACCTTCAACGATATCTTGTCGACCTTGTCTTCAAGTTCCATCATTCAACCCCCGTCCAGTCGATATTGAGTGTCTTTCGATTGCTTGCTTCCTGTTTCAGAAGTTCAAGTTCTGCATCTGCCCTTTCCGTGGTGTATCCGTAATAGTCCGTAAGATAGGTCTTTTTGGAGATTAGACCGTTCTGCAACAGGGTAAGCCCTTCTGCTAGGTCTGCCGACCTGTCCTGTATGATGGAGTCATCGAAGGTGACATTCACCTCGTAGCCCCTGTCAATAAGGTCTGCGATCCTGTAGTCCACCCCCTCGTGGAAGAAGTGGACGTCGTAGGCATAGGAGACATCGAGGATTTCATCGACAAGTTCTCGGATGCTCTGGGCAATCGGCCTCTGCATCAGCTTCACGGTTCTGAAGGTCTTGGAGTTCTCGCTTATCACCTCGGTCGCAGTCTTCATTCCCTTTGCTAGGTCGAAGGAAAGAGCACCTTCGGAGAGTCCTATCTGCAATGACAGAATGTTAAGCAGTCCATTGATGGCTTTGATGTGCTCGTCTATTCTGAGGGAGACTGTATTGTCCTGTATCTTGAGCTGTTCGGCAGAATCTACATTCAGCGCCTCGAATACTTCATCGTCCGAATCGAAATATCTCTGAGGCCTTCCCTGTGCGTCCCTGACATATCTTACGGCACTTGCTGGGACGATTATCCTCTTCCTTCCAAGCTTCATCTCCATGATAAGCGAGTCGAAGGCGATATCAAGTGCTCTGATGGTGTCCATTGCATTAGCGAAAATGGACATGCCCAGAGGTGAGTTGTCGTCAAGATTGTTGGCGATTGATGTTCTGAAATATGTGAACAGGCCATACTTGAGATTGTAGAACGGAACACTATCGGGAAGAGTCCACAGCTCGCACATCGGGCTTCTGATTCCGAGGATATCCTGTGAGGTGTTCTGCGTCTTGTAGTATTCGTTGGAGACAACATACTCCTCGCCGTTCCATCTGTGATATTCAAGCCTTGTCCAATACCAGCCCTTTGAGGCCTTCTTCTCGATGAAGACACCTTCAGTGACCCTTGCGTTGTCCCACTTGAGAGGAACGAATTTATCTGCCATGCCATAGCTGAGACAGACATGCCCGTCAATGACATTCCCTTCCTCGTCCTTCTCGCCATCGACATATGCCCTTATAGTAGCGCCTCCGAGAGCGATGCACTCCTCTACAAGCTGGCGCATTTTGCTGTCGAAGTTGTTGGTTCTGAAAACATGGTCTATATATGCCTGTAGCGGGTCATCTTCCGAGTCGTTGTTCTTGAGGCTGACAACGACCCTTGAACCCTCGGCCCAGACAAGATTTGCAAGCTCCGAACTGAGAGCCTTCGCCATGTTCATTCTGAAGCTTCGGCGCTTTCTGGACGGATTCGAAATGGTAGGCGCCTTGACCTCGTGCCAATCGGACTTGTACCCCCTGTAGACAAGCTTCCAGGGATAGATTCCCAAGTCGTAGAACTCCGAGAAGCTCGGAACATCCTTGATATCGAAAATGCGCTTAGTCTCTCGCTGAATCAATGGCATACATATACCCTCCTACACATCCTATCACGAATCCAGCCAGCCCAGCTCTTATGGCTGTTCTTAGAATCCTAGTCTTCCTTTCGCTTTCGGATTTCCTCAAGCAGTCCGAAGCATTCATCAATTCTTGCTCTAGCCTCTTCAATTCCTGTGTCTGTTCGTTCAACGATATCTTCAAGGTCGTTATTTCTGTCTGCGACCTTGCCAGCGACTCGTCTGCCTGCCTCAATGTGCTCTCCAGCTTTGCCAGCTCGTTTTCCGTGATTTCTAAGGAGTATGAAGGCACACAGGCCAAGAACAAGACAAGTAATCCAAGGCAGAATTTTTTCGACAAACTCAATTATCCTCATCCTTCAGCTTCTCTTTTGCCCACTCGATAAGCTTCCTGTTCTCTTCGGTCTGAAAGATACTGAGCCTGTCCATAATGGCAAGAATCTTCCTCACGAAAGAGTCATCCTTCGTTCCCTTTGTAAGGCCGACAATTCCGCTAGTTACGAAGACCACTCCTCCGAAGATAGCAAGCAGGGTCTTTCCGTTCTCAATGATGAATCTGATGATATCCATATTCTCCTCCTATTCTACACGGTACAGCCACAGGGAGCAGGTGATTCCAGCGTATGGGCAGTCACGACCGTTGGAGTCCTCCTCCATACCTGTTATTCCCAATGTTCCAAGTGTTGCCCCTCCGTTGACATTGATTCTTCCTCTGGCAGTGTGCTCGTGCCAGCTTATGTCGGTTACGAAGGTTATCGGGTTATTAGCAGTGAACATCCCTCTTGCCTTGTCCTTGTATCCTCCGTAGTCCTCCTTGATGATGTGCAAGAGAGCCTCCTCGGAGAAGGTGGCAGTCTCGACTGTCGGTGTGTATGTCGGGGAGTACAGAGACAGAAGGACTATCCTATCCCTTTCATCTACCCTTGATGGCCATGCGCCACTTCTTCTTGTCCATCTTCCTATGTAGACCCCTGTCGATGGTGCCTTGACAGTCAGCGTCCTTACAGTCTGCCAATCGGTGTCCTCCTTCCTTCTTGCGAACCTGTACTTGAGAAGTTCTCCGACTGCCATATCTGGGAGCGTCAGAGTTTCATCTCCACTCATTGCAGAAGGTCCCGACTGCGCTTCAGTAGCCACAAGAACAGTTGATTCTTCAAATGCAGAAAGGTCGTTGATTGCAAGATTTCCTCTGTAGATATCCCAGTCGAACAGGAAGACGGGTGCGCTGAGCGTCCTGTCGTTGATTGTACTTGAAAGATTGACCTTGTTGTTGAACTCGGATTCAATCCTTCCTTCAAGGTCGTTCAGATTGTTGGCCGAAATGACATCTCCCTCCTGTGTTACCGTGTCGGGTGAGTTGACAAGTGCCTGTTTCCCGTCTGCGTCCTTTGCTCCGATGATGAACTTGTTGAGTCCTGTACCTATTCTTGCAAGCCATGTGCGTCTGTTGAACATCTCAAATCTCCACAATATCGCTTCTGATGAAAGTGACCTCCTGTGCCGAGGTCTTCTCAATATCAATGTTTATTCTGCTCATCAAGGTGCCACTGTTTGCTGTTGCCGTAGCATCTCCGATGAACACTCCTATCTCCCTAAGATGTGCATTTGCCTGGGATACTAGAAGCACCCATGTTGTCTGCAGGGTGTTCCCCTGTATGGTCTGATAAGTAGGTACGCTTCTGAATATCTCGGCCTCTAGTGCCGTGTCCGATATGGTGGCTGGTGTAGAGCCTGTTCCGACTGCAAGATACTTGATTTCAAGCGAGACAGTAGTGTCTCCCTTGAGCTTGCCGAGGATGTTCTGCCTGTAGGCCTCCGTCAGCTTGTTGTCAAGTTCGATGACCCTTGCAAGCTTCCCTGCTTCCCTTATCTCTATGCGCCAATGTCCCTTGAGCTTCGTTATATTTTCCATGGCTACATTATACTCCTAATCAAGTACCGTGTATCAAGTTCGGTACAATCGTCCCCAGACACTGGGCAATCTGTCCGTTCTCCATTCTTTCTGCTACCCAAAGACCCAAAGCAGAAGATACCTCAATCGACTCCTTCAAGGTGGTCTTTTCCTTCAACTGGTTGACAGCGATTATCGTTTCGTCTGCTCTTACCGACAATTTGACAACATCACGATAGAGCGAGGAGATTATCTCGCCGTAAGATTGGATGAAGTTCCTGTCGGTGAATGTCAGATTGAAGAACAGGCTTCCATCCTCTGCCATGGTCTCCTGGGATATCGTCTTTTCGGTCAGAACGAAATCCCCGACAAGGTCTATTTCGGGAAGATTGAACCTCCACTGGGTATATAGGTCGAAGTCGCTGGCAAGGAACCCATGTTCAAGAGCAAAAGATAGTGATGCACTGCACTTCACCGTCCTCTGCTGGTCACCGTGAAGCGATAGGAGGGACAGCGCCTTGCTTTCTGCATCGGCCTTGGTGATAATCGTGCCGTCCACAAGAACGTTGTCGATTATTCCACTGAGTCCCGTTCTCTCCTTCAGCTCGGCTATCTTGCTAGAGTCCTTTATCTCGTACCTTATTGGAGCAAGTCCCGTGTACTCGATGCTCACCACATCACCGACATTGAGGACAATCGACCCCGTGTATCTCGGGTTCTTCTGAATCTGTGAAGAGTCATAGGCCCACAGGAACAGGACGCCTTCCCTCTCTTCATCAAGCCCCTTGACTCCGATTGCATCAGAGGGGACTGCTGTTCCGTTGATGAAGATACTCGGCTGAGTCACCAAAGGGAAGGTCGTGAAGAATCCCGTCCAATCCTCCGTGACGGTCGATTGCTCCGTCTGCGTGTCCGTGGTGATGAAGGCTCCGTCTATTATCTGGTTCGTTCTGAGGTCTCTGTCCGACATCGAGGTCTGCAACCCTGCCACAACTGCTGTATCCCTGTTGATTTCGTGAGAGCATGCAGGGAAGTCCTCAAGAGCCACGAAGTTGAAGACCCTCTCGTTGGTGACCTGCCATGCTCCGTTGATGTACCCCGCAAGCTCGTTCAGCACCTTCAGAAGGTTCATGTTCTTGCAATTGTAGACTTCAAACACAGGTGAAGGAATATCCGAGATTGTTCCGAGGCTTATTCCCTCGTCTGCGATGTAGACAGAGTACAGGGTCTGCACGATCTCGGTTATCGTCTTGTTGACGAAGGACTGATTGACTATCCTTCTAGCAAGAATGCTGTTGCCGTTGGTGCAGTTGAGCGTGTAGATTTTCGGCTGGAAAAAGCTGGAAAACGACTGGCTTTTGGGAACTCCTACAAGGCCGAAGAACACCACGTTGTCGCTGTCATCCTTCATCTCGATGACATCACCCGATACAGGAGGGAGCTCCCCTGCTCCCACTACCAGCTGGACAGTACTTGAGGTCGGGTTGCCTATCTTCTCAGTGAACTTCCAGCCACCGAGGCCACCTGTCTTCTCTTCTCCGTTGATGAATATCTTCATTCCTCACCTCATGACGAACTGACTGGCATTGTCGATGTTCTTCAGCACGGCAACACCAAGCTGGATGCCGTCAACTTCTATCACTGCCGACAGATTCGAGTTCACATTAACGGACGAGATTCCTGTGCCGACCGACAATGGAAGGCTTGCTTCACGCTCCATGCCGTACAATCCTCCGAGGTTTCTGAACCTTTCGGACTCGTCCTTCGTGAGCACCATCTCGCCTCTGTGCAGGGATGCTGGATAGCCATCGTAAGGAACATAGTCCATACCGACTGCAAGGCTGTTTGCATATCCTTCGATTGCACCTGCTCCGATGAAGGCGGCGGCAGCTCCAGCAGTCAATGCACCAGCAGCCGCATATCTATACTGGAAGATTGCGATTACAGCCCTTGCAAGCATCTCTTCTGCTAGAGCCTTGACGATGGACGCAAGAACCTTCAAGGCCATCTTGCCGAGATTGTTCCATGCATCCTCACCTTCTGCAAGGTCTTTTCCAAGCGAATAGATTGCATCCCCTGCTATTCCAGAGAACGACAGAACCATCCTTCTTGTAGCCTCAAGCCTGTCTTCAACAGTAGCGAACTCGTTCGACATAGTCATCGTGAGTTCCTGTATTGCCGTTCCAATCGAAAGAGTCAGACCTGCGTAGGCTTCCTTGATAGTGTTGTTGTTCCTGTTGAAGTTGGCGATTCTCTCGTCCTCGACCCTCTTCTCGTTCTTCCTTCTTGCCTCGGCTTCCTTCTTGGCCTTCTCGGTAATAGCCTTCTCGTTCTTTTCAAACTCTTCCCGTCTTCTCTTCTCACGCTCCTCGATAGCACTGTTCATCTGGTCATTTAGTTTCTGCTTTTCATTCGCATAATACTGTTCGACCCTTACAATGTCCTCTTCAGTTGCAGTATTCAGAGAAATTTTCTCGGAAAGTGCCTGTCGCTCCTTTTCTAGATTCCTATCAAGGAGAGACATTCTGATTGCATAGGCTTCCTCAATCGCATCGCTTGCCTCAAGCTGTCTTGCCTTTTCGACCTCGGACTGGGTGGCCTGTTCCTCAAGTCTCTTGGTCAGCTCCTCGGCTGTCTTCTTCCTCTCGGTCTCGACCCGTTCAAGCTCCTCCTTGGTCTTCTTGTTATCGAGGGTGGCTTCCTTGTTCTCCTCGGTCTTCTCGGTCTGCACTTCGGTGGCCTTGGTCTGTTCCTCGGTCGCTTCCTTCTGCTTGTCCGTGGCCTCGGTCTGC